GGGAGCCGGGCGGCCATCGCCCGAGCTCGCGGCGCCGCGGGAATCGCGTCGGACGCGGCGCGTAAACCGAGCCGGGCGAGGGCGCCCATACGGGTTTAGGATTGCGGCGGCGACGCGGCGCCGCAATCCCTAAAACCGCTAGAAAAGGTCGTCAGGCACGAACCGTACGCACTGAAGATGCCACCAGCCACCGTGACAAAGCCCGATAAGGTCGTTCGGCTCGATACATCTGCACTGCTTGCAGAGAAGCCCTGCGCCACAGGGCCCTTCGAATGCCGCTACGCGCACCGTTCCCATTTATTCGTTCACCTCCTCCCATACGTCCCAGAGGCCGAGTCTGCGCAGCTCTGCCTCCTGCCAGAGCCTGAATGCCGTATCGCGCGCGACGAGCTCCGCCTCATCATCACCCGCGTATCTCTGCGACGCGGCCTGCGCACTGATTCCGAGTATGGCGCCAATCTCGCGCCAGTAGCTGCGTTCGCGACGCGCCTGCTGCGCGGATTCACGCAACCCGAGCTCGCAAGCGCGTAGCATCAGCTCCCAAGCCCGGAGCTGTCGAATGCCCGACTCGGTCGTGTCGGTAATGATGCCAACGAGCAGATTGAGAAACCGTCGGCGCGCATCCGTAGGCTTGAGTTCCGTCAAGAGGACGAGCCTAGCGCCTGAGTGTGCTTACGTCAAATCAACCGGAGACGACCAGCGCCCGCGGCCGCCGCTCGGGCCGGAGCTCTGCTCCGATCGCCCAGACGGCCGCGCGGGCGAGGAAGATCGGGCCGGGTGAGCGGCGCGCGGAGAGCGTCGTGCCGACGTCGGGCACGGTGACGGGCGTCGCCGTCAGCATCTGCCGGGTCAGCTCCTCGCCGCCGTCGTGGCGCAGGCGCCCGTCGGCGATCGCCGCCAGCGTCGGCCCGTACCCGGCCCGCTGCTCGGCCGTGCCGACCTTCGTCTTGCGGACGCCGTGCAGGCGGGCGACGTGTTTCTCGAACGAGGCCGGGTAGAGCAGCTCGAGCCCGCGGCGCCGGCGGGTGAGCTGCTCGAGCTCGGCCCAGAGCGCCCGCCGCGACGGGAACGCTCGCCCGGTCAGGCGCACGAGCTCGCCGTCGAGCACGGCCACGACGTACCCGCACGAACCCGGCCGCCCGTCCTGATCGTTGACGGCGAGCGTCCCGGCCGGGCTCGGCGGCAGCTCGAGGCCGGGCTCGGCGGCCTCGGCCCACTGCGCCGGGGCGATCCACGAGCGCGCCGCCAAGACCCACTGGTTCAGGTACTGCCGGCGCCAGTCCGCCTCGGAGCTCGTCGCGTGCGCGTGCTCGAGCGCCTCCAGCCGCTCCGGCGTCCAGTGCGGCGAGGCGAGCCTCCACGCGTCGCGGTCGTCGGGGTAGGCCTCGGGCGGCGCCGACCACTCGAGCAGCAGGATCCGGGCGAACTCGGGCTCGGCGAGCTGCGCGATCGCCGCGTCGCGATCCTCGAGCAGCAGGCGCGAGCCGCCGTCGCCCGCCGTCGAGACCAAAACGAGCTGCGGCGAACGGCGCTCCAGCATCGTCGGCGCGATCGAGCCGTCGACGACCTCTCGCGAGATCCGCCAGCCCTCGTCGACGAAGGCGAGCGAGACGGTCGAGCCGACGCCGCCGTCCAGATTCGACGCGGCGAGCCGCCATGCCGAGCCGTCGTCGAGCTCGATCGCCTCCTGCCCGTTCGAGCGGCGGACGCGAGCGCCGAGCTCGGCCTCGAGCATCCGCGCCGCGGGCTTCCAGATCCGCTGCGCCGTCTCGCGCAGGTTCGCGACGTGGAGGATCTCCTGCGGCTCGCCGAACACGTCGGCGGCGCCGACGCGCCAGCCGCAGAGGCCACGCGAGAGGATCGACTTGCCCGACTGCCGGGAGACCGTGAGGATCACCCGCCGCCAGCGGAGCGAGCCGTCGGCGCGGTGCTCGAGGATCCGCTCGAGCGCGTAGCGCTGCCACGGCCGGAGCTCGTCGCGCAGGTAACGCTCGATCCACCCGGCCGCTTCGGCGCCGTAAGAGCCGGTGACGTCCGCGGGCCGCGGCGTCTCCAGCCGGGGCGGCACGAGCTCGACAGAATCCGCTCGTTTCCAGGCGTTTCGGGGGGAGAGACGAGAGGGTGACTTCGGCAGGGTTGCCGCGCCTCTAAAAAATCGCCCATCCTCTCCAGCGGTAACGAGCACGAGCTGCGCATCGTCGACGGAGGCGAGACGCTGACGCCGGAAGCGCGAGTAGTCGACCGGACGCGGCGCGCTGGGCGCGTGCAGCTCGACGGCCGGGGCGGCGGGGGCGAGGCGGGCGGGGCGGTGGCGCGTGCGAATACCACGGCGCGAGTTGCATCCGTAGTGGACCAGGCGCAACTCGTCGACCGGGGCGAGCTCGGTACCGCCGGCGTGGATCGGCACGACGTGGTCGACCGACGGCGAGCGGCTCGAGCGGGCAGGCGCATCGAAGTCGACGGGTGCACCGCAGAGCTCGCAGCAATCGTCGGCACGAGAACGCAGCTCGGGCATGACACGAGCGACGTGAGTCGACCATGCCTTACTGCGTGCCATGAGCAGAGGATACGGCGAGGCGCAGAGGGCGCCCGTCCGTAGTAACGGGGGGGGTGGGGTTTGAATACGTCACGGCACGGTGACGCCCTGAGCGACGCCGATCGCGAGGCGCGCGGCGTGCCATCCCGTTACTCGGACTAGGCAGAGGGGTGGACGGCGGGAAGCGGGGCGGCCGTGCGCACGGGCCGCGCCGCTCTCGCCTATGTCTCGCCGAGTCGCAGCTCGCCCAGCCTCTTGAACAACAGCCCGCACGGACTGTGGACGTCGGCTTGCTCGAGCACCCAGTTCGTCAGTCTGGACACGCGAGCGGGGTCGAGCTCGTAGCAAGCGGCGAGCCGTGCTGTCAGAGCAGGGGAAGGGAAGTAGGGCTCGAGCGCGTCGGCGAGCGCCTCGAGCGAGAGCGTCACCGTGTCGACCGGGCGCACGGGAGCCGGCGCACGCGGCGCCTCCCACTGCGCCCGCTCATGGTCGGGCACGCGCCACCCGGCCTGCACGCCGTGCTCGTCGTAGACGGGCTCGTACACGATCGGCGGCAGGGTCGGCGGCTCGTTCACTTCTCTTGGTAGAAGCGGACGAGAACGGCCGCCTGCTGAGGCCAGAGGCGATAGAAGGGCGGAGGGTCGGAGGCGGGCTGCCCTGCAGCGAGGAGCTCAGAGGCGGGGATGTATACCCAACAGCCGCGCTCGCGGCCTTTACGGACACCGCGACGGCGGGCAGCGGAGTCATAGCCGGGGCTCATGCGCAACCGCCAGGCGGGCTCGAGCGGCGCGACGTCACGGTTTGCACTCCCATTGGCGCCAGCCCTCACGTTTGACCGTGAGAGCGGCCGAGAGCGCCGAGGCGACCGGGTCGTAGGGTGAGAATCCGAAGGGGCGCCAGCCGAGCTGGAAGAGGCCGCGGTAGCGGCCGTTGACGGCGAAGGGGAAGTAGCGCGACTCGCACCAGGCGACGGCGCGGAGCTCGCCGCCGGACACGCCCGAGACGGCGGAGGCGAGGCGGATCGCGTAGCGGACGGTCGGCCGCCAGCGTCGGCGCAGGTGGGCGCGCTGGCGGCGGATGACGCGGGCCTGGTAGGCGACGGTCTGCTCGAGCGCGCGGATACGCTCGGCCGCGCTCGGCGGATGGGCGGCGACGAGCGCGGCGACGCTCGAGAAGAGGGCGAGCGTCGTCAGGAGAGCTCGCTTCGGCCGAGCAGGTAGACGGCGGCGGTGACGTTCGAGACGTGCAGGCGGGCGCAGGCGGCCGCGCGGATCGAGCGGACGGTCTGCTCGGAGACGTGCAGCTCGAGCGCGGTCTCGCGCACCTTCTGACCGGAGGCGGCCGCGAGCAGGACGGCGCGCATGCGCGGGGTCAGCTCGCGAGGGCCGGGCGAGTAGGAGCGGAGCGCGGACATTCGCCTAGGCGACGCCCCAGCCCCAGATAAAGGCGAGCACGAGCACAACGGCGATGACGACGAGCGCGGCGCGCGGCAGGTCGATCACGGCTCGTCGACCCTGACGAAGAGCACGTTGGCGGCGTCGGAGCTCCGGCGCGAGCGGCGCATGACCTCGCCGCCGTTGGAGTTGGAGCTCGTCGAGGTATTGCCCTCGATCGCCGACCAGGCCGAGGCGTCGCCGTCCTGAAAGAGGCCGATATGGTCGAAGAGGCCGCCGTCCCAGTCATAGACGACGAGGTCACCGGGGATCGGTGAGTTTGTATCCGAGAGCCCGTTGCGACCGGCGAGCGCGTCGTCGACGACATAGGGGCAGTAGGCGTAGCGCTCGCCGCGCTTGAACGAGGGCGAGCCCGCGGCGACGTGGTCGAAAACGTAGGCGAGAAACATCGCGCACCAGGGCTGCCCGTTCATGCCGTACCACTCGCCGAACTCGGTCGCGTTCGAGCCGGGCGGCGATTCCTTGTAGCCGATCCAGCCCTCGGCGGCGTAGAGCGCCTGCTCGCGCACGGGCTTCGAGCTCGCGTGATAGAGCGCGTAGGCCTCCTCGAGCAGCGAAACGGCGACCGCATCCATCGCGTGCTCGCCCGTATGCGGGCGGCCTTCGGGCACGAGCGCGTAGCGGAGCGCCTCGTAGGTCTGTTTGCCGAGGTAGCCGCTCGTCTCCAAGCCCTGCTGCCACTGGACGCCCGCGACGCCCGAATTTTCGACGTCATGGCCGGGCGTGCCATGCGCGAACTCGCTCGAGTAGTAGTCGTCGAATTCCTGCCAGGGCCAGCGGCCGAGCCTCGAGACGGTGCGCTTGATCGCGACGATGTCGCCGCCGCGCGCCGAGGGGTCGTAGCCGATCGCGTCGGGCGGATAGAGCGGCCTGGGCAGCGGCGGGCCGACGGGCGGCGCCTGCCCGCGGTAGGGCTGCTGCCACCAGGGCGGCGTCATCGCCGGGCGGCGCCGAGAATATCGAGCATCGCGAGGACGCCGATCGCGCCGACGGCGGCGCCGACGAGGAAGGCGAGCGCGAGTGTCAAGGCGCGTCACGCCTACAGGCGGACGTCGTCTCGAGCTCGAGCTCGAGCTCGTCGTCGTCGAAGACGGCGCGGAAAAGTTCTTGCAAGGCTTCGCGAAGCTCGGAAGCTGCCTCGTCGCTTGGCGCCCAGATGCCGACGTAGTCGTCGAAGCGAAGTGCGTAGAAGTGCTCGACGGGCGTCGGAGTGAGGTCGCCGACGTTGTCGGCCCAGGTGAGGAGGTAATCAAGGACGCCCTTGAGAATGCGGGCGGCCCAGCGGCCGCGCGCCGCCTCGAGCTCGCGCGTCGAAGGCGCGTTCACGTCGCGGCCTCGAGCATCCGGCCGACGGCGGCGGCCTGCTCGGCGTTACCGTCGCAGGCGTCGCGGCGGCGGCGCGCCCAGACCTGCTCGAGCGCCTGGTCGACGAGCTGGCGCGACTCGTCGCTTAGGTCGCTAGTGCCGTGGCGGGCGTAGAGCAGCTCGAGCGCGCACTCGAGGCCGCGCTCGTAGTCGGAAACCTTGTGACGTGTTGCTATTCTGCGGGTGGACATACGGGGCAGACTAAGCGCTCCGGCGGACAGACGCAAACGAGGCGACAAACGCCGAAGCCGCTCTTTGCGAAATACAAGCGCGTCAGCCGGGTCGGAGAGCGCGACGAGCGCCTACGCTCGCCGGAGTTTCAGGACGCCGCGATCGAGGCGAAGGCGAAGGCGGAGGGCGTCGCGACGCGCGACTACCCGGTCGAGCTCGACGTCTCGGGCGCGAAGCGGAGCCGGGTCGTGCTGGACGAGATCGTCGGCGCGATCGAGGCGGGCGAGCTCGCCGGGATCGTCGTCTACAACCTCTCGCGGCTCTCGCGCCTGAAGCCGCGGGATCGGATCGAGCTCGTCGAGCGGATCGAGCAGGCGGGCGGGCGGATCGTCTCGGCGAGCGAGAGCTTCGACCCCTCGACGCCGGAGGGGCGCTTCCAGCGCGACCTCTTCTTCTCGCTCGCCCGGCTCGAGTGGGAACGCGCGGCCGAGGGCTTCGACGCCGCGAAGCGAAACGCAATCGCGAGCGGGATCGCGATCAAGAGCCGGGCGCCCTTCGGCCTGCGCTTCAACGAGGGGCACGGGCTCGAGCCGGACCCGCCTTTGGCTCTGGGGATGATGTGTTCGATGTGGTATTGGCTTGGGTCGAGTGTGCGTCGGCAGAGGTAGCAGCGGTTGCCGTCTCGTTGGATCAGTCGTGAGATGACTTCGGTGTGGGCATAACCGAACACGATCCTCTTGGCGGGTTCTGGTTCGACGTCCCAGTTGAGGGTTTCTTCTAGGGACATCTTGCTGCGATCGCGGGGCTTGATGAGCCGGCGTTGTTGGACTTTGCCGCGGCGGAACGTTGCCACTAGAGGTTCGCTCCGGGTTTGGTGCCGTTGATGGCGCCGGTGACGCCTCGGCCGATGGCGGGGATGCCGCGGAGGGCGATGGTGTCGCCGGGGAGTTTTGAGGTGTAGGTGGGGTTGGGGTGGGTGGGGGTGTTGTCGGTGGGGTTTAGGTGTCGGCGTTGGATGGTGCGGTCTTGGGGTGGGATGTAGCGGATGAATGTTGCCATCACTTTTGCTCCCAGTCGGCGAGGGCGGCACGGGCGATCTGCTGCGCGTACTTCATGTCGCCTGACGATCCGTCGTGTTTGATCGACGTTATCTCCCGCAGCGCTTCCGCGAGCCTGTCGGCTTTCTCTAGACGCGCTTTGAGCGCATCACCGGACCGGCGGCGTAGCCGATCAGTCATTGACGTCTCCTTCCCGACCTGCTCGAGAGCTCCGCGAGAGCCTAACGGCCGCGAGCCAGCCGAGGCCGAAGGCGAGCGGAAACTCGGCGATCGCAAGGACGACAAGAAGAACAATCACGCGGGCTCGAGCTCGAGCTCGGCGAGCCGCCGCCTGAGCTCGGCGAGCTGCTGCTCGGCCCGGAGAAGCGCGACCTGCTGGCGGCCGATCACGAGCCAGGCGTCCTGCAGCTCGCGGAAGAGCGCGGCGGCGGGATCGGCGCCGTCGCCGGTCTCGTTCACCAGAGCTCGCCCGCACTGTCGAGAGCGGCCGTGTGCCCGGAGACGCAGGCGAGACAGCAGTAAACGGACTGGGCGGTCGGCTCGCCGTAGACCTCGTGCGTGACGAAGAGCCAGCCCGCGCGAGCGCCGGGGTCGAGCTCGTTGCCGGGGCAGGCGGGATTGTCGCAGGCGATTACGAGCGCTTCGGTCTTGTCGACAGGCATAGCGAAGGCCTCCCCTAGTTTGTGATGACGAGCGCGCGGTAGCCGGGGCCGCCGGAGTCGGGCGCGCCCGCGACGACTTTGCGGATTTCGGAATAGTTGTGAAACTTGATGTTGAGGCCGCTCTCGCCGTCGGCCCAGCCGGGCGAGTCGGCGAGGACGTGGAGCGCATTATTGATCTTGAGTTGGGCGTCGGTCTGCAGGGTCGCGGCCGCGGCGCGGTAGAGAGTGGTGTCGGCGGAGAGCGCGAGCGCGGCTTCGCCGCCGGGGCCGATCAGGCCGAGCCCGACGTAGGTTGCCGCGTCGGCCTGGGCGTAAATGTCGCCGGCGGCGTCGAAGCGGCCGCCCGTCTTCAGTTTCCCGGCGGCCATGCGGTAGAGAAAGGTGTCGGCCGCGCTGCCGAAGTAGAGGCCGCTGCCGACGTTCCCCTGATCGAGCTTGAGCGACGCATTCGTCGTGAGGTCGCCGCTCGCTGTGAAGGTGGAATTGGTGACGAGCCATTGCGGCCCGCTCCGGTAGAGCACCGTGTCGGCGAGGTTCGAGAAGTAGATGCCGCAATCGCTGGCGAGCGTGATCCGGTTGGGCGAGTCGGCGTAGGAGGCGAGCTCGCCGACCGTGTAGAGCGCGCCGTCGGTCTTGAGGATGCCCGCCGAGGCCCGGTAGAGGCGCGTGTCGGCGGCGGCGCCGGGGTCGCCCCAGTCGAGTGAGCCCGCGAGGACGCGCGCGTCGAGCGCCTCGGCGACGGCGCGAATGTCGTTCGCTCCGGCGGAGACGGGGTCGGTCGGGGTCGGATAGGGGACTCCGTAGGGTGTTTGTGCCATGCGGGCTCCTAGGGCGGGGTGAGGGTGTCGAGAACGAGCGCCTCGCGCCAGGCGGTCTCGGGGTTGACCTGGTTCCAGGCGTAGCCGGTCGCGGGCACGTCCTGCCAGGCGAGCGTCGTCACGCCGGAGTAGGTCGGGTCGGAGAGTGCAAGCTGCATCGTCCAGTTGGGCCCGGAGATGGTGTCCTCCCAGCCCTCGAGGATCGGCGTCCAGGGATCGAAGGGGCTCGCCGTCGGCATCTGGGAGAGCAGCAAGGGGCGGCCGAGCTCGAGCGGCAGGCCGCGGAGGATCGGCGCCTGCAGCATTTGCCAGCGCGCATAGGCGCCGCGCTGCAGGCGCGTGCTCGCGCGCTGCTGGGCGTCGGCCTGGTTGACGAAGGTTGTATCGAGCGTGGAAAAGCGCTCGCCGTAGAGGGCGACGGAGGCCTCGTCGCGGATCGTGACGGAGGCGCCCTGGTCGCCCTGGTAGCGGACGGTGACGACGTTGCCGCCCGGGAGGGCCATAGTCCAGGGCGGCGCGTAGGCGACGTCGGCGGGCTCGACGACGATCAGCTCGTCGAGCGTGCGGGCGGCGATCGCCTGGACGACGATCGAGCCGTCGAGACCGTCGACGACGGCGGCGCCGAGCATCGGGGCAAGGAAGGAGAGATAGTCGCCGAGCGTCGTTTCGCCCGCCGTCGCGGGGTCGCGGGCGGCGAGCGGCGGATCGAAGTCGGGATCGGGCCGAAAGTCGAGCACGGAGGCGAGCCCGGCTTCCGTGAAGATCCGCTGCATGCGCGCCGACCACGTCTCCTGCGGCCAGTTGCCGGTGCCGATCCTGTACCCGGTCAGCGTGGAGAGCCGGGCGGTGCCGATCAGGGTCAGGTCGTCGACGTCGAGTGTCGCGTCGGTCACCCGGCCCGTGAACCGCGGCACGCTCGCGAGCGCGACGTCGTCCCAGGCGGTCACCCGGAGCTCGACGCCGATCTCGAACGAGTCGACGAAACCGGGGTCGACGTCGCGGAGCACGAGCTGGCAGGTCGTCGCCGTCGGTTCGTCGCCGACGTCGGCGCGGCCGTGATGGATCGAGACCTCGGCGAGCACGTCCGCGAGCGCGATCGTCTGCCCGCCGATCGTGACCGTGTCCGGCCAGAGGCTCACGGCGCCCTCCCCTGGCGGCGCTCGTGCGCGTGCAGGATCCGGCCGATCGAGCGGGCGACGCCCTCCGGGTCGATCGCCCCGTAGACGTTGATCGTGATCGGCGCCGCGGCGGCCGCCGCCGTCGTCGACGGCCGCGGGCCGTGGCGGACGGGCGGAATCGGCGCCAGCAGCGGGCCCGGCAGGTCGATCTTCGGGACGTGGATCCTCGAGAGCCAACCCATCAGCGACTGGACGGCCGAGATCGCCGCGTAGCAGGCGCCCGTGATCGCCGAGAACGCCCCGGCGATCGCCTGGATTCCGCCGACGACGCCGCCGAAGGCGAACTTGCCGACTTGCCAGACGTTGTCGACGACGTTCGCGGCCGTCTTGGCGGCCGCCTTGACGTCGTCGAAGTTCGAGGCGATCACGAAGACGGCGGCGCCGATCGGGCCGAACGCGAAGAGGCCCACCTTCCAGTGCGCCTTCATCCACTCGAACGCAACCGAGGCCGCGTTCTTGAGCGCGTCGAAGGCCCGGTCGAGCGCGCCGACGGCCGAGCGGACGGCGTCGAGCCCGGCCTGGACGATGTTCCGGAAGGTCTGCGATTTCTGGTAGGCGACCACCAGGGCGGCGCCCAAGGCGACGAGCCCGACGATCACGAGCCCGATCGGATTCGCCGAGAGCGCCGCGTTGAGGAGCCACTGCGCGGCCGTCCAGGCGGCCGTCGCGACCTTCACTGCGACCTGCGCCGCCTGGTAGATCTTCAGGGCCGCATTCGCGGCGAGGATCCCGGCGGCGAACAGCGCGACGACGCCGATCGCGACTTGGATCGCGGTCGTGTTGCCCTGCAGCACGCCGAGCACGGAGATCAGCATCTTCTGCAGCGCCTCGTACGTCGGCAGGAGCGCCTGCCCGAGTGAGGCCGTCAGGTTTTGCGTCGCCGCCTGCTGGATCCGCTGCTGGTTCGCCGCGGAGTCCGACGTGCGTTTGAAGTCGCCTTGCGCGTCCGAGGTGTCTTTGAGTATCAGCGCCATCGTCGCGGCCGCCTTCGCGTGCGCGTCGAGCGCGCCCTTGCCCTTGTACAGGCCTTGCCGGAGCGCCTCTTGCTTCAGCCGGGCGTCGTTCAGGAAGACGCCGAACTTCCTCAGCGGCTCGCTCTCGCCCGCGAGGCCTGCGCGGAGCGCCTCGAGCGTGTCCTCGGGACTCGCGTTGTTGAACGAGGCCATGTCGCCCGCGAGCTGCACCATCGTCTTGGACATGTCGGCGGCCGCGTCGCGCGAGAAGCCCATCGGAACGAGCATGTTCCCGAACACCCCGGCGGCCTCGAGCGCCTGCGTCTGCGAGACGCCGAAGCTCTCGACGAGCGTCTTCGACCACGCGACGACGTCCTGCCCCGACTGGCCGAAGACGACGCCGGTCTTGTTGATCTGCTCGTTCAGATCGGAGGCCGCATCGATCGCTTTCTTGGCGCCGACGGCGATCGCGCCCATTGCGATCGCGGCCGGGGCGGCCGCCTTGCGGAGCGCCGCCGTCGCCTTCTGCGAGCGCGTCATCGTGTCGCCGAGCGCGCGGTTGACGTTCGAGAGCCCGGCGACGGCGTCGGCCGTCTGGGCGCCGATCCGGATGATGACGTTGCCGGGCCCGGCCACTAGATCAGCCGCCAGCGGCGCAGGATCGAGCCGACGGCCGTCCGGTAGATCTGGAGCGCGCCCGAGCCCTTGAACCGTTCGACCGTCGGGCGGATCCAGTAACCCGACGACGGCGGCACGGCGAAATGGTTGACCTCGCCGCGCGGCCCGTGCTCCGAACCCCACAAGAGGGCGGCGGCCGGGGCGCCGTAGCGGCCGGCGCGCGTGCCGCCGCCGAGCGAGACCGAGGGCAGGCGATCCGACTTGACGCGCGCCGAGCGCGCGACGCGCGAGGCGACGGGCACGCCCGAGCCCGCGGCCGCCGAGCGGAGATCGCCGACGAGCTGCGTCGCGCAGAGCCCGGCCGCCTTGCGGAGCTCGCCGTTCGCGACGCGGCGCAGATCGGCCTCGAGCCCGCGCGTCGCCTGCAGGGTCTCGACGAGCCCGTCGACCTCGAGCGAGATCGCGCTAGCCACGGCGGGCGTGCTCGCGGGCGACGGCGACGAGCGTGGCGAGCTCGCGCTCGTCGAGCGCGCGGATCTCGGCCGGTGAGACCCGCAGCAGCAGCGCGAGCTCGCTCACGAGCCGCCCGATGCTTCCAGGCGGGTAGGGGGGAGCTCCTCGGCTTCCATGTCGACGCCGAGCACGAGCGGCCGCCAGACCTCGAACCCTTCCTCGATCGCGAGCGCCGAGTGCGCGATCACGAGCGTCCCGAGCACGGGCGGCATGCCCTCGCCGACCGGGAAGCCGTGCCGCATCGCGTAGAACTCCCACTCGGCGATCGCCGCGGGCCCGGCGGTGAAGTGCTCGGGCTCGCGCCCGTTTTTGTAGACGACCGTGCCGCGGAAGGTCTGCACGGCTAGGCCGCCTTGCTCGAGCGCGACGAGGCCGCCGCCGCCGGGTCTGTGCGCGTCGGCTGGCCGATCACGGGCAGCTCGAAATCGCTCGTGATCTGCACCCCGGCGTCGCCGCCGATCGGGGCGGGCCGGAGCTGCACCGTGCCCGCGTACGAGACGGGCGTCGCCGAGGTCTTCGGCGTCCAGTCGAAGGCGACCTCCTCGAGCGCGTGATCCATCAGGTAGTTGAGGAACGAGGCCGCGCCGAGCTCGAAGTCCTGGATCGCCGAGCCGGTCAGCTTCCAGGCGATCGTCGCGAGCGGCGCGGGCTCGGGCTCGGCGAGCGTGGGCGTGCCGTCCTCGTCGGAGATGTCGGGCTCGAGCGCGACGTTCGCGATCTGATACGAGTAGTCGTTCGTGTCGATCGTGAGCGTGCCGGGTCCGAGCCGGGAATCGGTCAGAGCGGCGGGCGGAACGGTCATGGCGCCTCCTCGGCGATTGAGACGGTCAGGGTCACTTCGAGCGCGGGATGCGGCGCGGCGTTCGGGTCGGCGGCCCACGAGCTCGTGCGGAAGTTGTCGGCGTGCAGCGCGAAGGCGACGTCGTCGGCGAGCGCGTAGATCCGCTGCCGGGCGAGCGCGGAGTTGAGCGGATCGGCCGAGACGACGAGCACGGGCAGCGTGTAGGTGCGGCTCGCGAGCCCGCGCGAGGCCTGCGAGGGCAGCCCGACGAGTACGCCCGTCGGCTGCGGGTAGAACGCCCCGGCGTCGTCCGTCGCCGTGATCCCGGCGTCGGCGAGCAGCTCGAGCGCGACCTCGATCGCCCGCAGCGCCGGCGAGCCGACGGCGACGCTCATGCCGAGACCGGGCGGCGCCAGCCGAGCATCCGCATGATCTCGCCGCGGCGCGAGCCGAGCCCGTTCGCGAGGCTCGTCTCGTCGCCGTAGGCGGTGACGTTCTCGCCGGGCGAGTTTCGCCACTGGTAGACGGAGGCGGCCCAGATCGTCGCGCCGCCTTTCACCTCGTCGCCGGGCGTGAAGACGCCGTCGACGTACAGATCGGAGCGGCGCCGCTCGACGGCCGCTTTGACGGCGGCCGTCGAGAGGGCGAGGTTGTCGTCCGACGAGTCGGGCAGATCGAGGTACGCCGCGACGTCGTCGACCGTCAACCATGCGGGCGGGGCGGTCACTTGGAGCGCGCGCCCGTGCCCGTGAGGCCCGCCGCGGCCGGCACGATCGCGGCGAACTTCAGGAGCTCGGCCGGGTAGTCGGTATCGAACAAGCCCTCGCCGACAACCGCGAGCTCGACGTTGAGGGCGCCGATCGCGTTCGCGGTCAGACGCACGGGCTCGGTGACGCGGGCGTCGACCGCCCGGCGCGAGGCGAGGATCGTCTCGCCCGCGGCGAGCGTGCCCGAGACGACGCAGGGGATCCCGGCGAAGGTCGTCCCGAAGACGCTGACGCCACCCTGCGCGAGCGGCACGGAGAGCGCGCCCGTGTCGGCGAAGGCGCCCCAGACGTCCGGAGCCATCAGGATCACGTCGGGCGAACGCTGATCGCCCGTCGCCGTGTAGAACTCCGCGATCGCGGCGCCGAGCGTCGTCGCGGTGCCGACGGGAGCGGCGCCGAGCTCGCCGTACACCTTCGCCTCCACGTCGAGGTAGAAGTCCTGCACGGCCTCGGCGTAGATCTCGTCGACGATCGAGGGGTCGGAGCGCTGGACGACGACCCAGGAGATCGCCCCGGCCCAGTCCCAGCGGATCACGTCGGCGGTCTGCGAGCCGACGACGACCTTCGTCGAGGTCGCGTCGGCGTCGACCGTCGCCGCCCAGGCGCCGTCGGGCGGCGTCGTCCACTTCGGCTTCGAGACCATCAGCCCGACGCCCGGCAGCGGCCGCGAGCGGAAGGCGTTGTAGAGCGGCCGGGCGATCTCCTTGCCGCCGATCACGGCGCGCTCGTACGTCGGCGGCAGCAGACCCGAGACGTCGGTCGAGATCGTCTCCGTGAGCGCCGCCTCGAGGTAGCGGCGGGCGGCGGGCTCGCCGTGCTGGGCGCGGACGATGTAGGAGACGAGCTCGCCCGCACGGAGCTCGCGCTCGGGCCGCTCGGCGGCCGCGATGATCACGGACGCCGCGGATGCTTCGGTCATGTTGCCCTCCTCGGGCTCGGGGGTCTCGGGCTCGGGCTCGAGCTCGATCTGGTCTGGGTTGGGCTCGGGCTCGGGCTCGGGCTCGGGCTCCTCGTCGGCCTCGGCGGCGACGCGCGTCACCTGCGCCCCGGCGAAGGCGCCGAGCGTCAGCAGCGAGACCTCGTGCAGGAGCGCCGCCGAGACCGAGACGACGCCGTCGTCGTCGGCGCTCTCGACGACCTCGAAGCCGCCGGAGAGCGAGCCGCGCGAGCCCGACGCCGCCTGCACGAGCGCCGTGTCGCCGGCCGGGGTCTGGTCGACCGTGAAGCGGCCGACGGCGCCCGCGTCGGTCTCGCGGAGCTCGGCGAGGACGCCGATCGGCTGCGCGCGGTCGTGGTCGACGAGCAGGGGGGTGCGGGCCCGCGCGGTCGAGAGCGAGCCCGCGGCGAAACGGTAGTCGACGCCTTTGATCCGGCCGAGCTCGCCGTAGGGCAGGAGCACGCCCTCGATCGTCCGCTCGCCGAGATCGGCGGCGAGCACGTCCATCGTGAAGTTCAGGAGCATCGGCTTACACCTTTCCTGGGGTGAGATCCGCGGCCGGGGCGGCCGGGATGCCGAGGAGCGAGCGCGCCTCGGCGGTCGAGATGATCCCGGCGGCGAGGAGCGCGATCGCGTAGTCGGCCGCCGCCTGCGGATCGGAGCGGATGTAGGTCTGCACGTCGAAGGCGACCGACGTCGAGCGCGGGTAGGCGTCCGAGAGCGTCGACTCGATCGTGCGCAGGTGCGGCGCGCAGGAGCTCGAGACCATCAGCTGCAATTGCTGGCCGAGATTCTGGTACTGGAGCGACGAGTTGTTGCCCGACGGGCTCGCCCCGATCATCGCGACGGGCACGTTGAAGAGGCGCGCCATGTCGGTGGCGACGTTCGCGCGGCCCTCGACGAGCTGCAGATCGGCCGGCGCGAGCTGCTCGCGCGAGAACTCGAGCCCTTGCAGGAACGCGATCGAGCCGTTACGCCGCGAGGCCTGGAACTCGGCGACGTGCTCGGCCGCCTCCTCGGGCGAGAGCTGCTCGCCGACGTTCGTCAGCGTCCCGGCGGGCAGCTCCACGGCCGCGAAGCGCCGGGCGGCCTGCTCCTGCTCGAGCGCGTTCGCGAGCGCCGGGCCGCCGTAGTCGAGCACGCCCGGCACGGGCGAGTCGAAGCGGATCACGTCCTCTACCGGGACGACGCCGTCGACGCCCGCGATCCGGTAGCCGGTCAGCGTCGCGTAGCTGCCGCCGCTCGAGCGCGTCTCGGGCGAGACGTCGGCGACCGGCGTCCAGCGGGCCCGGCGCGGGTAGTCCTCGGCGTCTCGCTCGAGGACGTGCCAGTAGGCGCGGCCGCGGAAGACGAGATCGTCGACCGTGCCGCCGATCGTCGCGGGCATCGTCGTCGACGGATCGGGCTTCGTCGTCAGCCAGTCGGGCTCGAGCCGCTCGTCGCCCCGGTAGCGGAAGAGATGTAGCTGGACGATCGTGCCGACGATCAGATTCCGGCAGGCGGCGACGGCCGGGATCGTCAGCGCCGTCTCGCGCGAGATCCCCTCCGAGACCCAGGCGACCTCGGCGAGCTCGAGCGGCGTACCGGAGCGGACGACCGGGATCCGGGCGGCCATCGCCCGAGCTCGCGGCGCCGCGGGAATCGCGTCGGACGCGGCGCGTAAACCGAGCCGGGCGAGGGCGCCCATACGGGTTTAGGATTGCG